AAGCAAGCTGCTTTTGATGGATTCGCACACCATGGAATTGATACATACAATGTTTGTAAAGGGGTTGAGGGATGGTTTTCCCAGATAAAAAACGACCGAAGCAACGAGGTAGCGGACAGCCTGAAGCTAGTCCCAGGCCAAAACTGTATGAGGTTAGATGGCTAGACGCCTATGAAATGGAATCTGGATGGCACAGTTTAAAAGACGCAATCAAAATTACACCGCCCGAAGTCTGTTCGGTCGGGTATGTTCTTCAAGAAACAAAAGAATACCTGTTAATAGCTGCGGATATTGGCTCTAGTAAGATGGACAATGACGTTGGTCGGGTGCAAGTGATCCCTGGTCAGTGGATCGTGGACAAAAAAGAAGTCAAGTAATTTATTTAAATTTTAATGTAGATATTGACTTGCAAACTTTGATATACTAGAAGTTCTCATGAAAAAATATGAATTAGACCACAAGGCATTGACGCCCTTTGAGCTCAGAAATCTCCTGATCGCTTCACTACAAAATAAAATATCGAAAGTAAAATCTAATCCAACTGAGGTCGAAAAGCCTTCGGCTCCACAATAAAAGCTTTATCTAGCATAGAATCTACTTGAGTCATCATATTATCCCAATCCTCTTCTAGATAGCCATTCACCACCCCGTCGGAAAAAGTCACTAA